TGACCCGATTGCTAATCCATACGAAGAGGGTTCATCTGACAGATGTTATTTCAAGTTTAATGAAATTGATGTTGATACTCAGGTTAAAAAAGAAACTCATGTTATTCAGAAGTTTGTTAACTCTGTAGTTTCTCTTCCTGAGGCTCGTATGGAGCTTGGTTTGGATCCTGATTTTGATGAAGAGGTTTTGTTTGCGTCGATTCAGGCTAATGTTCAGATGAAGATGCAGGCACAAATGCAGGCTCAACAGCAGCCCGGTGGGACTGATGTAGTTAAAGATGGAGATAAGCAGCAGTCATCTTCTGGTGGTGCAAGAAACCTGCCAAACAATAGAAGAGGTGTTGGCAATTCTGTTCGTCCGGCAAATCAGAATTCTAGAAGAACTTCTCCAAATATTAAAAGAAATGACAGTGAACTTTTAACAGCAGTTGAAAGTTTGCTTGAAAAAGAGTATAATGTGGTTCATTATAATGAAGATATTGAAGGTGATTTATGAGTAGTAAAATTGTTTTAGAAGATCAAGCGCTAATTTCTTATGCAAGAACAGATGACGCCGTTAAAGCTTTTAACATGGCAGTTGGCAATGGTCAAGCTCGTTTAGCATTAGAAATTCTAGTTCCTATTGTTAATGCTCTAGCTTCTAGTGAAGCTGTTCAAGAGGTTAAAGAGGACGTTATAACCATTGAGGACGTCAAGGATGTATCGGCTGATACTAGACCTGAGAAAAAGGCTCCGGCAAAACCTGCTCCAGCTAAAGCTACTCAAGTAGCTGCAAAGAAAGAAGATACTGAATCTCAGGATTGAAATGAAACTCATTATAGGTTGTCCAATTTATAAAAGAAGTTGGATATTAGATGAGTGGATTCAATGCGTTCTTTCTCAGTCATTAGATTTATCTAACGTTGGTTTTGTTTTTGAAACTTCTCCAAATGATGACGAGACTGTTTTAAGATTAAAGGCTTGGAAGCAGTTAGATAAAAGAATTCCTCATTTTGATATCGTTGAGAGGGATGATATTCCTCACTTTGAGCATACTGATAATGGTCGTCAATGGACTATATCTAAGTATGTTAATATGGTTAATTTAAGAAATTCTGTTTTATCTAAAGTTAGGGAAATTGAGCCAGATTATTATTTTAGTTTAGATTCTGATATTCTTTTAAAAAATCCTAATACATTAGAGCTTTTAATATCTCACATAAAAGATGGCGCAGATGCTGTAAATCCCTTGATGTTTATGACTCCTGTTGGAACTAACTTTCCAAGTGTTATGACATGGAGGGATTCGGAAAGTAATAGGGGCTTTAGGGATAAAGATTATCCTTTGGGAACTTATTTTAAGGCTGATATTATTATGGCCGCTAAAATGATGAGTAAGAAAGTTTATCAAAGCGTTAATTATGAGGTTCATCCTCAGGGTGAGGATTTGGGTTGGTCTTTAGGTTGTAGGAATATGGGGTACGATCTTTTTTGCGCCTCTTACATATATGCTCCTCATATAATGTCGCCTTTAATGTATCAATCCTACAAAAAAACAGGCGATAGAAGAAAAGATATATATCAATTGGTATAAATTCATATAAATTTGTTCAATGTTAGAAAAACAAATTTACTATATAGCATGGTTAACCAAACAGAAGGATAGTTAGATGTCATTTGACTTTGTAGAAAACTTTACGGTTGAACTTCCAGATTTTTCAAAATCAGATCTAGACTTTTCAGAGAGCTTCAACTCTAAGCACGGTCTCATCATAGAGGTTGCTGCTATTCATGAGGGTTTGACGGCTAATTACAATAACTATTCCGCAGATGAGCTGGAGAAAGCTTTGGAATCTTGGGTTGAGCCATATCCTAAGCCTATTATTCTCAACCACGATTTAAGCACTGAGCCAATTGGTAGGGTTATCGCTGCCAGGATGGATAAAGAATCTGATGGCTCTTCTTTTGTTAGACTGCAGGTTGCTATAACAGACCCTGTTGATGCGCAAAAGGTGATGGATAAGAGGTATCTTACTGGCTCTGTTGGTGGCAGGGCAGGTAAAGCTGTTTGCAGTATAAGTGGTGATGATCTTGCTCAGGAAACTGAATCTGGTCGTCCTCGCTTGCCGAAGTTTAAAAGAGGTAAGGTCTACAAGGGCAAGCTTGCGTACATAGATATGCAAGATATCTCTTTTAAGGAGTACTCTTTTGTTAATCAGCCAGCTGATCAAAAGTCTGGTGTTCGTTCAACTAAAGTTGCTGGTGGAGATGCTCCAGTTGCGGCTTCTGACGATTGGGTTGCTAGGAGTTCTGCCTTTGTTCTTCATATGGATACAGAAGATATTGTTTCCGTAGAGGAAAATGAATCGATTCTTAAGAATATGAAGAAAAAGGATCTTAAGACTACTTATCTTCATACTAAAGGAGCGTTTCTAAGCGCTTTAGCTCTCCATGAGAGCGAAAGTGACATAAGCGAAACAGAATCATTACTATCTAATGAAGATTCTGAAAATGAAAAATCTGAGGAGATTTCAACGATGGATGATGTTACCAAAGATGAAGACATCCTAGCTGTTGCCACTGGCTTAAGTGAGGATCTTTCTAACATCGCTGCTTCCAGCTCCGTTGAAGAGCAGGAAGAGGTAGATGAATCTGCCGATGAAACACAGGATCAGGTTTCTGAGTCAGCTTCTGAAGACGATCAGGTCGAAGAGGCTGCGGAAGAAGTAGCTGAAGAGGAAAGTGTTGAGGCAGAAGAAGAGGCGACAACCGAAGAGTCTGAGGATTCTGAGGAAGAAGTTGCCGAAGAGAACTCTGCTGACGATTCAGAAGAGGCGGAAGTACAAGAAGAAGCTGTAGATTCCGAAAATGCTGAAAAGCCAGAGGAGTCATCGGACGAAGTTGCCGATGAAGTTCAAGAAGAAGCTGATCAAGACAGCGATCTCACCACGGAGCAAAGTAGTGATGAGCAAAGTGTTGATGAGCTAAGCGCAAAAATTGCTCTTCTTGAAGGTGAAGTTTCATCTCTTAAAGATGAGAATTCAAAACTAAAGGGTGCACTGCACATGACTTTGGTCGAAAGAGTTGTTGATACTAAGATTGCCTTAGGGATTGAGTCAGTTGACGATAGAGAGAGTCTTGTTGGCGAGCACGCCTCAAGAACCGCTTCATCGCTTGCCGACTCTCTTAGAGATTTGGCAAAGACCCCTGCCGCTAAGATGAAGTCTTTGGTTATGCCAGAGATTATGTCTGAGGCTGAGGTTGTTGCTGAAGAGAATGTTGTCACCATTGATGGAGATAACGAGCCTGAGCATGAAGAAGTTCCAACTAATTCTTTTGAGCAGGTTTTAGTAGACACCCTTATGGGTAGACGTAAACTCTGATAATTAAGGAGATAATAAAATGAGTTTAGCAAAGTTCCGTAAAGTACATAGCAAGACAGGTTCAGGTCGCTTTGTTGTTTCTGAGGGTGTTGCCCCCAGCGCATACCTGCTCCCTGACCAGGGTCTTCCCACATGGTACTACGACAGTGAAGATGATCGTTTCGAGATTGTCGTCACCAAGGGTACTATCCTTTCGGTGGTTGCCGACAGCAATGGCGATGCAAGAGTTGTTCCCGCAAACGGTACATCTTCATCTGTCACCTGGGGCGACACCATGAGCGGCTGGGATCCACTTGATGGTGCTACACCAACTAGCACAAGTGGTTCTACCGATACTGTGACTGTTCCTGCACGTTCAGTTCCAATCGGTTGCGCTCAGTACGATCTCTACAGACCATTTGACAAGGGCACCTCACAGGGCGCCGGGTTCATTACACATGGTTACGTAGAGTATCCAATGGTTGACGGCCTTAACGCCGACGTTGCCATTGGGGACGCTGTACGTGCCGACCATATGGGTCGTCCCGTTAAGCTTACCGCTGCAGAGCAGTACAACAGCAGCGCTGTTTACTCACACCTGCAGGTTGGCAAGGTCATTGAGGTTGAGAAGTTTGCTACAAACTTCGATGATGGCCTTCTCAGCTACATGCAGCTTCCATCTGATCCAGGTGCACTGAAGACTGTATATGAGCTTACCCGCTCTGGTACTTATAGCGGCAAGCTCGGTATTCGTTCAAACCTGGACGTACATAATGTGATTGGTGCATTCCGCGTCAATCTCACACTCTGATAAACTATAGCACAGGAGGAATAATCCTAAGATGAGTAAGACAATCCAAGAGCTCCTCTCGGGTCTCCCAGCTTGGGAGGCTGCACTGACTGAGGACGGGAACATTGATGAAGAGAATAGAGTTACTATTAAGGAAGCTTTTGCGTCCGCTGATGCGGCTGCACTTTTCCCCAAGGTTCTTTCTCGTACTTTAAGGGAAGCAGCTGAGCCACAACTATTAGTGACTCCACTACTTTCAACAGTTCGCCTCGGTAAGGGGCGCTCCTTGGAGTTCCCAGCAGTCAACGCAATCCAAGCTGCCGAAATCCCTGAGGGTCAAGAGTACCCAGAGCAAGCACTCGCCTTCGCAAAGCAGGTAGAGGGCAAAGTTTCAAAGAAGGGCGTTAAGCTCGCCTTCACTGAGGAAGTTATCGCTGACTCACTTTGGGACATTGTCGGTCTACATGTCCGCGCTGCTGGCCGTGCCATGGCTCGCCTTAAGGAGCAAATTGCTCTTAGCCGTTTCAAGGATGCAGCTACTATCGTCTTCGATAATGACGATGTTTCTTACGATAACACAACTGGTCTCGATGTTGATGGCGTCGCCAACAGCACCGTTACCTGGGATGACATCGTAGATATGGCTGCTGTTCTTATGGCCGAAAATCATGTACCAACAGATTTCATTCTTCACCCACTAATGTGGTCGGTGTTCCTCAAGGACGCCATCTTCCACATGGGCGGTGCAGCCTCTGGCGTTGGTACAAGTTGGGGTTATCGTCCTCAGTCCGCTGAGGGTGCACTCAACGCTACCGCTCCCATGGGTCTAAATGTCCTGGTTTCACCATTCGTCAGCTTCACCGCTAAGAGTGGCGCTACACCAGCCAAGTCAGACCTCTTCCTCATTGACCGCAATGAGGTTGGCACCCTTTTGGTTAAGGATGACATGAGCACAGATCAGTTCGATGATCCAACTCGTGACATTCGTTCCCTTAAGATGAAGGAGCGCTACGACATCGTAATGCTTGGTGACGGTGAGGGTATCACTGTTGCTAAGAACGTCAGCCTTGCCCGTAACTACGAGGTTCAGGTTACTAACGAGGCTAGCTGATA